GTAATGACGTTGCCGTTGACGGTGCAATTGGTGTCGCGCACGTAATGCGTCGTGTTTGGAAGCTGCATGTTAAACCGCGCTGACATGCCCGAGAGACTCGCGGCCACGCCGTTGTCGTAGATGTGGGCGCGGATCGTAGTGCCGCTCTTATCGCCCTGCCCGATGCGAATGACGCTCGACGGCGACAAACGCTTGTCAATATCCAGATTGATGTCTTGGACGTTCATCATCCCTCCTCGTCCCAGTCGGATACCATCCACGCGATGCCGGCCATCTGCTCACCCGTGAGCTGGTCGAGGATGTCCGCGACGGTCACCGTGTGCACGTCCACGTTGCACTCGATGACGCCTATCGCGGTCAGCTCCTGAAGGAACTGCGGCGCTCGGTCGGACTCCGTGTTGACGAACGTCCTGCCGTCATCGCCCGTCTCGCCATACTCAGCTATCAGCGCGTTCTTGCGTTCGACGTACTCGGTCAGCTCGTCGGCTATCTTTCGCGCGTTCTTCGCCGCCACGAATCCCAGCTTGCCCTTGCACTTGAGCGCTGGTTCGAGCGATTGCAGGCGGTTCTCCATCTCGAAGTTGTTGAGTCTCATGCGTTCCCCTTCTATACCGTTCCGACGAATATGCCCTTGACGAACTTGAGCGTGGTTATCCCGGTGCCATATCTGTTCTGAACATCGACCTCTTCCGTGTCCCCAGACCTAAATGCGGTGCCGCTGCTGCTCGCGTCCATGACGTATATGGAGTCGTTGAACTGAACAGGCCTTACCATCGAGAGCCTTCCGCTCTTGTAGTTATCGATGTCCCTGGTAGTGAAGACCATAAAAAGGCTTCCGCCATAGCCGCCCGACTCATAGCTGAAGATGTTGTCCGCATCCATGCCGTACGTGAATCCGAGGAAGTCGCGCGACGTGCCGACCACGAAGCCGCTGTAAGTCGCGCCGGAATAGCTGTACCTCGCCGCTACGATGCCGCCGAGGAACTTCGTGCTGTCGTTTCGGTCGCGGAACAGAACCGCGTTGTCCTTCAGGACGCACAACTTGTTGTATATGTAGCTGTTTTCGATGGTGAACCCGCCGATTTCTCCCGCGGTCGCGTACACGGTGCCGCTGATGTTCGCGTTCGCCGCGTACAGCATGCCGTCGCCCGTCACGCCCATCTTGTTGCCGATGGCGAATCTCAGGCCGCTTCGCGAGGTGCCGTTTATCGTGCGCGTGAAGTCGGCGGTCGAGAGCGCTATCGAGTTGTCCTCGTTCGATGTGACCTCCACGTCCTTCGTGTGAATCGAAGTGGCGTCTATTTCGAACCCGCCGATGTAACCCTTAGTGGTCGTGAGTACGCCTGAATCGAGGTTCCACGTGTTCTTCTCGTTAGCGTCCTTGATGTAGCCCGTGGTGATTCGCGCGATGGTCGCGGCCAGACCGAGGTAGCCGTCAGGCGTGATGACGTTCGTCCACTTCCAGTCGTTGATGCCCGCGAATCCAGGCTTCGTCTCCTTGGAGAACCGGATCGTGCCGCCCTTCATCTGCGTCACGCGCGACGCCCACGTATGCGTCTTCGAGTTGTAGCCGACGAGAGGGTCATCCACGGCGATGTCGTAGGTGACGATGCCATGGCCCTCAACGACGTAGGCGTACCCGCCTTGCGCGTTTATCTCCGCGTTGATGGACTCAAGCAGCTTTTCGACGTAGGCGATGGTGCCGCCGCCCTCGATGTGATTGAGCCGCTGCTTGAGACCCTGCGTGCTCGAGCTGATGAGGTCCTTGAGCGTGGCCGCAAACGACGTGCCGAGGTCCCCGATGGTGAGCTTTGTGTCGGTCTTCGGCGCGAGCTCGTTCACGACCATGCGCGTGACCCTGCCTTGCACGCGGAGCGCCGCACCAGGGTTGAATCCGTAGTCCACGCACTGTACGTCGTCGCCGAGCGCCACGCCCTGCGCGTCCATGCCCGCCTCTGCGAACTGCAGCACGTCGGCCTCGTAGCTGACCCCGGGGCGCGTGTGGTTGTGGATGTCGGCGGTCGCCTCGTTCAGAAGCAGCTCCGGGTCGTCCTCGTCGTACTTGACCTCCTTGGTCGGGTAGTGCCAGCCGCCGTGCCCGTCAGACGTGCGGAACACCGCCTCCGCCTCTGGGTCACGAACGTATGCCGAGCCGGCGTCGTGCACCCATCCGTCACCTGACGAGTACGGCTCCTCTGTGACGTCGGTCGGCCAGTCGAACTCGGTCTCGTCGTCCTCCGCGTACTCGCGCTGTCCGCGGCCGAACGGCATGACGCGGCAGAAGTACGGGCCCAGGTCGGGCGTGCGGTGGATTTTCGTGAGGTCCTCGCCCCAGTCGAACCGTCGCGTGGCCTTGGTGGAGCCGAGGTGCTTGCGGAGCTCGACGGTTCGCGAGATGACCTTGGTCGAGCTGACCGTGATTACCGCGTCGACCTCGCCGCCCCACGTCGCCACGACCTGCTTGAGGCGGGCCCATGCGTTGTTGCCCACCATCACGCAGCCCTTGCCGGCGGCGACCTTGCCGACGTCGCACGTGCCGACGGTCCATATGCTCTGCCCGCCGATGGCGTCTCGCACGGCGACCTCGGACGTGCAATCGGAGCCCATGCCGGGCTGCGCGACGTTGCCTTGGACCGTGCTCGTGAGGTCGTATTGAATCGACCACATGCAGACGTAGGTTCCCGTTGCGTGGTCGCCGTTCTCGTGACCCTCGTCGGGCTTGTACACGACGTGTTCGCGCCACTTGCCCGTGCCGTCGACGGTGAGCAGTCGGTATCCCTCGTGGAGCACCCTGCTGGTGACAAGCTCGAGCTCGTGGGTGCCGTTGAGCTCTTCCGTGCGCTCGCGCTTCGTGACCTCGTCCGGAACGATTTCGAAGAGGAACGCAAGCGAGCGGTCGTACACCAGGATTCGGTCTGTCGCCCACGCCATCAGAGGTACCTCTCAATCCAAGAAACGGTCGCGGTGCCGGTGCCCAGGTATCGGCGCACCGCATGCGTTCCCGGTTCGAGCTTCGGCCACGTCGAGTCCAGCGTGACCATGTCGGTGGCGTTCGCGACCTTCACGGCGCGGCTCGGACTGTCGATTTCGACCTTCCGCGCGGCGTTGCTCGCGAGCGCAACGTTCAAAACGGAGCCGTCATCGAAGCGCACGCCCCACAACCCGGTCGAAGAGTCGCGGACGGCTGACTCTGCGACGATCCGAACGCCCACAGGCAGCATGCCGCCCACCTCGAACATTACGTAGCCGTCAGAGGGAATCGTGACGCTGTGTTCGCCGCCGTAGGCAATCACATCGTGGCAGACGAACTCGACCGAGAACTCCACGGGCGGCACGAGCGGCGTCTGCACGTTGTCAGTGAGCGACGCCGTTGCCATGCGGTACAGCCCCGGCTCGTCGGGAAGCGTCAGCTCGCGCTCGCCCATCTTCGTGAACGCAGCCGCGAGCTCCATGCGCACGCGCTCCCACTCGTAGTAGTACCTCCTCCTGAGCGTGCAGTGCGCGGTGATCGTGAGTTCGTCGAGCTGGAGCGACGTGAGCACGCTGCCGTCCCTACCGGGGACCTGCTCGCTCTCGACGCGCAGGGAGGGACCCACGGGTCGCTCGAGTTTTACGTGTGCGTACCTCGTGAGGTCGAACCCGTCATACGTCAGGCTCATGGTGCCCCTCCGTTCCTATGCGATCGCCATTGATGCCTCGACTTCGCGCACGACCTCGGCGGCAAGATCCTTCGCCGTGCGATGGATGTCCATTGAGCTGTCTATGCGCACGTCCTTGAGGTTGAGGTTCATGGTGATGTTCGGACCAGCCACCGTGCCGAATGCCGCCGCGGTCGACGTGATGGCGCCGCGCCGCGCGTAGTTGACGTTGGCGTCGTAGCGTGCCGTCAGGTCGGGCGAGAAGTTATCCTCCATCACGCGTGCCCATCGTTGCGTCTGTAGCGCGAGCTCGTTCTCTTGCGCATGCATGCGGTCGCGGAGCGTCTTCGCCGCGTCCACGTTAGCAATGGCGTCCGTGATGCCCTGCGCGAGGTCGTCTGCGGTGCCCAAGATGCCCGGCGCGGACTTCTCGAGCCCCTCTTCGAGGTTTTGTCCGAGGTGGACGAACCACTGGTCGTCGTCCTTCATCGGACCCTCTTTAGGCTTGGAGTGCCCGAGGATGTTCGCGACGCCTTGTGCGATGTTCCTGGCTTGCTCCCAGATGGTGTTCGCCCACGACTTCAAGCCTTCGAAGTAGTTGTAACTCGTGTCTGCGCCCCACGTGCGGGAGTTGTTCGCCGGACTGCTGAGCGAGCTAGATACGCCACTCGATATGTTCTCTGCCTGCGTCTGCGCGCTCGCGCCGCCCTCACTGATACCTGATGCGTAGCCGCTACCGACACCGGTTCCATACCCGCGAGCCGCGTTCGGCATGTCGCCCCACGCGCTCTTCACGACCTCGGCGAGCCTGTTCGCGCTGCTGCTGGTTTCGCCCTCCTTGCTGCCGATGCCGCCTGACAGGCCAGAGCCCATGCCCTCGCCCTTCTGGCGTCCCTCTTCGGGCAATCCCTCGATCTCTCGAAGCGCAGCGTTGCGCAGCGCCTTGCCCGCGTCGGTCGTGGGCATCACGTATGCGTTCAGGCGCTCTTGCAGGTTGTGTCCCGTGGTGTCGGCAAGGTTCTTCGCCTGCCATGGCATGTCGTTGACGTTCGCGACCCATTGGGTGAGCGTTCGACTTGCAGCCGTAGCAGCGTCGGTTGGCATCTGATTCAGGCCAGCCGCCATGTTCTGCGCGGTCTGCTGCGCCGCGTTTGCCGCCGCTGCCGCCATGGATTCGCCACCGCTGATTATTTCCTGCACCTCGGCGTCAAGCGTTTCTCGAAGCGCTTGCAGTTCCTCTGCCTGGGCAGCGCGTATCTGTTCGAGCTCGGCCTGTTGCGCGGCACGCATCTGGTCGATCTGCTCCTGCTGGGCTTCGCGCTGAGCGTCGAGCTGCTCCTGCTGCTGCTCGCGCTGGGCTTCCATGATCTCGGAATGCTGCTCTTTAATCTGCTCGAGCCGCTCGGAGTGGGCTTCGCGTCTGGCTTCCAGCTGGGCGTCCAGCATCTCCTTGAGCGCGTCTTGTTGCTGCTGATGCTGCTCGCGCATGACCTCGACTTGCTCGTTCGCCTTTTCGCGTTCCTGCTCGATGATGGCGTCCGCGGCTTCGCGTCGCTGGTCGAGCTGGTTGGACAGGAACTCGGACAGGCGCTCGTAGTCTTCCTCGCGCTGGGCGTTCTCGCGTTCGAGCTGCTCGGCGCGCTGGGCTTCGTACTGGGCCTTCTGCTGCTCGTACTGCTCGGTGAGCGCGTCCTTCTTCGCCTGCGTCTCGTCGGCGATGTTGGACTTCTGCTCGTTCAGGCGGTCGATCTCGTCCTTGCGCTCCTGCTCGCGTTGCTCGTGCTGGATCTGCGCGAGGTAGTCGTTCAGGTCCTTCTCCGCATCGGCGCGCTTGCGACGGCTCTTGGCCTTCTCGACGGCCATGCGGAGCTCTGCGACCTTCTCGTTCTGCTCGCGCTGCTTGAGTGCGCGGTCCTCGGCTTCGTTCTCGCCCTGCAGCTCCTTGATTCGGGCGTCGATGGCGGATACACCGCTCGCGTCCTCGATGGCCTTGAGCTTCGCCTTGAGCTCGCGGTCCATCTCGGCGATTCTGGCGTCGGTCTCGGCCTTGAACGCCTTCGTCTCGGCGGCATCGGCGTCCTTCGCTTCCTTGAGCACCTTGGCGTTGGCCTTGCGCTTGGCGGCGATTTCGTCGTCCAATGACTTCTTGATGCTCTCGATTCGCTTGTCGAGTGACTTGCGGAGGGCGCTCTCCTGCTGCTCGTTGGCCTTGCGCTGTTGGGCAAGTTTCGCGTCGTTTGACTTGCGGATGGCGTCCTCTTCGGCGGCTAGCTGCTTGGAGATGGCCTTATATTCGGCGTCCAACTGCTTTTGTAGCTGCTTGTTTGCCTGTTCATTGGCCTTCTGCTGCTCTTTCAGGGTACGTTCGTTGGCCTTCTGCTGTTCCTTCAACTGAGCTTCGTTCGCGGCCTGCTGCTCCTTCAGCCTGGCTTCGTTGGCGGACTGCTGCTCGGCGATGATCTGCTCGTTCGCCTTGCGTTGTTCTTCTGCGGCCTGACGTGCGGCCTCACGCATGGCGTTGCCTGCTTCGGTCGCGGCGTTTCCCGTGTTCTGTAGGTCGGGAAACAGTTGTTTCAGCATGTCGTCGTATTCGCTGGTAGTCATGCCAGCCTCTTCGGCGGCCTTCTTGAAGTAGTTGACATCGTAGGCAGCGTCTGCGCTCGCGTCGCTCACGCCTTTGATGGAGAGCGCCGCCTTGCTGTAGTTGACGATGTTCATGATCTGGCCAAGAGAATTGAACGAATTGAGGTACGTCACGAGCTTGTTCTGACCGCTGTTCATCGCGGCGCTCGTCTCGTCAACTGCCTTCTTCGCGTCCTTCTCGGCTCGTGCCTGCTCCTTGATAGCCTCGTTGAGCAGTTCGGTGTACGCCTTCGTCTTGGCCTGACGTGCATACGCTTCGGTCACCTTGTCGATGTCTTGCGGCATCAGGTTCAGCTGCCCGCGCATCTCGTCGGTGATGCGAATTGCGGCACCCGTGACCTGGTTGTAGCCATCCACGGCCTGCTTGAGCTGTTCCTGCTGCGACGCACTGAGACTACCGACCGAGGACAATTCCTTGATGATCGCGGCGTAACGCTCAGCGCTCGATACGCTGTCTTCCATCTCCTTGAGTGTGTCGGCAACGTTCTTGTTGTAATCGGCAGATTGCCTGAGAGACTCGTTCGCGGTGTTCAGCGCGTGGGCCATGGTGGTCGTGTTCGACGCGGCGTTGGCAATGCTCTCCGAATAGCTTGCGTACGATATGTCAGTCTCGCGTACGAGGTCGTTCATACCGCGCGTCGCATCGTCTACCAGTGCAATCTCGTCGATGAGCGACTTGACCTGCTCGGCCATGAGCGCGACGCCAGCCGCGACGATACCGCCCTTGAGCGCCATGCCTGCGGTTGACAGCGCCGACGTCATGGCCGTGGCCTTCTCCGCGACCTTCATCATGCCATCGGCGGTGTTTGCCATCGGCGTGGTTGCCATCGCTGCGGCCTCGGCGAACAGCTTCACCGCGTCGCCGCCGCCCTTCATCAGCTGGGCGAAGTTGGCGATGATTGCGGCACCTGTATCGGCAGTCTTGATGAATCCGCCGACGCCTTCCAGCATTCTGCCAAAGACAGAGCTCACAGGACCTGCCGCCGCTGCAAGCGCGACCAATTGCACGACCATCTCCTGCGTGCCCTTGTCGAGGTTTGCAAACGATGTTGCGACGCCCTCAATCATGTCAAAGAGTGGTTGCCCAGCGTCAAGTATCGCGAGCAGTGCGTCCGCGAGAGGCTTGCCGATCTTCTCGAGAATCGCCGTCGCGCGGTTCTGGAGCATCTGGAACTTCGCGGAAAGCGAGTCGTTCTTGTTCGCGACCTCTTCCGTGAGTGCAGTATTCTCGCGCCATGCGGTGTTTGCGGTCTGGATTGCTTTTGAGAGCACGTCATGACCGCTCGCAAGGCGCTTGGAGACGTCCACGGCCTGGCTCGACTTGATGCCGAGGTCTTCGAGCATGACAGACATGTTGCCGCCCTCTTCGACCGCCTGGCCCATGCCGGTGAAGAGCGCTTCCAACGCTTCGACGGGAGCACTCTTCCATTTTGCGGCGAACTGGTCGGCGCTCATGCCTGCGGCCGCTGCCCACGTCTCGATGTTCTTGGAGCCAGTCGCGATGTCCTTGTCAATCTGGCTCATGATCTTCGAGATGTTCGTGCCGCCGGACTCAGCTTCGATGCCCATTGACGAGAGCGCAGCAGAGAGACCGAGTATATCCGCCTCGGACATGCCGACTTGCTTACCTGCAGCGGCGACGCGCTGCGCCATGGAGCTAGTCCTGCTTTCGGTCGTAGACATCGTGTTGCCGAGAGCGATGATGGTGCTCGCGTAGTTCTCGGTTTTGTCGTGTGCCATACCGGTGATGTTGGCGAATTGAGCCATCTCGGTCGTGGCCTGCTCGGCGTTCATGTCGGTCGCGATGTCCATGCCGCTGCCGACGCGCCCGATCATCTCGAGCTCGTCCTTGGCGTAGCCGAGCTGTGCCCCGAGTGCTTGCACGTTGAGCACTTGCTCGGCACTCACTGCGTTCGTCTTGGAGTACTCGATCGCTGCGTCATGAAGCTTCTGGTAGTCCTGCTCGGTGCCGTCCACGGTCTTGCGGACCTCGGTGAGCGCGTTGTCGATGGTAGTGGCTGCGCCGATGGTTGCGACGCCTGCGGCCACGATCGGCACTGTCAAGCCCATGGTCATCTTGTCGCCCATTGCAGACATGGACTGCCCCACGGTACTGAGTGTGTTGCCGATGCTCCGCAGCTTCGATTCCGCCTCGCCGAGCCCATCGTCTGCGGATGCCGCAGCATTGAGGTTGACGAGCTGAGTCTTCAGGCCCTTGAGCTTCGACTCGGCGATATCCGCCTGTCGGGTAAGGCGTTCGATGACCTCGGGGTCCTTGGCTTCCGCGAGCGCCTGCTTGAGGAGGTCGACTCGCTCGGTCGTAGACTTGATTTGCTTCTCGGTGACCTTGATGCGGTCGTTAATCAGGTTGACGTTCTTGCCGTCCCACTTGAGCGCGGCATCCAGGGCGCGGGCGGCGCCCTGTGACTGCCGCATCTCGGAGTTTATCTGGGAGAGAGCCTTGGAAAGACCTGTGGTATCGCCCTCGTACTTGACTGTGATGCCCTTGTAATAGTCCTTTGTAGCCATACAGCCCTCCCCTCAGCGTGTTCCGTATTTCTAGTGGCTGTGGTACATGCCGTCTATGACGTGCTTCGGTGCCATGACGGTGCCGCCTACGCGGTCCTTGGAAGGAATCGCCCATGCGGCGAGAATCGCAAGCGTGCGCTCGCATTCGACGGGACTCATGTCTAGCGCATCGGCGTATGGGATGCCCCCGCGCACGAGTGCGAGGATGTCGGCCTGTTCGGGCCACGCGATCGACTCGGCGACGGGGACGGACGGCTCGTCATTCTTCGCCCTAGTCGGGTTCCTCAGCGTCTCGCGGTCTTCCGAGGTCCCGAAAGAACGCGCGTTCGGCCAAATCAACGCACACCGCCTCGTACAGGTCGAGGTCCTCCTGCGCGTTGGATGGGAGGCTCAGCCAGTCGACGATGAACGTGTCCCAATCCTTATCGGTCGAACCTGCGGCCTTCGCCATCGCCCACGTGGCGGCAACGACCTGGTCTGGAATCTCGGCGGTGGGGCCAACTGGAGCGCTCGCAGAAATCGCGATATCGAGCTTGAGCCTGCCAGAGTACGTGACTGGATACGTCTCGCCCGTGGGCTTGCCGTCCTCGCCTTTCACGGTGTTCATCACGCCCGACTCGCCGAGGGCGCTGGTGTCGTTGCGGAATCGGTCTCCGTAGATGCGCTCGGCGAGCTTGGAGGCGACGAGCTCGTACTCGACGCCCCCGATGCTCACCTTCGCGCGATTGTCATGCGCGTCAACCATGGACTAGGCCGAATAGGTCGGAACGGCATCGAGGAAGGTATCGTATCCCGTGTCTCCCTCGTAGCAGACTTCCTCGTAGTGCTCCTTGCCGTCAGCGAACATGTCGCCGCCGACGGTGAGCGTGCACGTGTCGGGAGACTCGGTGACGTTCTCGCCGTCGGACTGGAATGCGTTCGCAGCGGGCTCGGAGGAGGTGCAACCGTACTCCCACACCCTCATGGGCTTGGTGGTACCCTCCACCTGATAGCCGAACGCGAATACGGCGCACACGTCGTCGTGGGACTTGACCACGCCGCCCGTGGTCGGGTTGATCTGATGGCCGAGCACGAGCGTGTTGTAGTCGTTCGAGAAGCTCGCAAACTGCACGCTCAGGGTGTCGTTGCCCCTAGTGCCGCCAAGGTTGGCAGGCTTGCCGTTGTCGGAATATGCGGTCGTGCTGCTCGCCTCTGCGCGTTGCGGCGCTACGCTTTGCGCACCGACTTCCTTCCAAGGGGTGCCGTACGTGCCTGCGGCGGTCTGAAGGGCGATGGTGGCATTGGAGATGCCGTGACGATAATTCGGCATCGCGCTTGGGTTGGTGTTGGGCATTGTTAGCTCCAATCTATCTTTCGTACACGTCTATGTCGGTGAATGGAATGCTGTGAAGGTCGGTCTCGTAGTCGATGCCAGTTGCGCCCTTGACGAACGCGACGTGCAGGGCGGCGAGAGCGTCTTCGATAGCGAATTCGAGCGTCATGTCACGCTCTTTGGTGTAGAGGACGATTTCGTATTCGGACATCGGTCTGTCGTCCGATGCGAGTGGCGATTCCCCGTTTCGAAGGATCACCGCGTACGGTGGCTTTCGGTCGGTGGGAAACCTCGTCTGGATGGTCGGCACCCCAGAATCGCGAAGCGCTGCCACCACGTCTCTGAGATACGCCATCAGAGCTTCACCCCCAAGAGGGTCTCGAGCTTCTTCCGCCCGACTTCGTTGGCGGCTCGCAGGTGGCCGTCACCCTTGACCGTGCCGTACGGACCTCCGTACTGGTTATGAATCTTGTGATCCTTGTCGAGCAGGTGCGTGAGCATCCAGAAGCGCGAGCTGCTCACGACCGCCGTGTGGTGGCCGTCCTTGTCGCTGATGTCGAGCTTGAACGAACGACGGTACTTCCCGCCGCCCTTGCCCTTGCTCCTCGGTGCGTTCGCCCTCGCGTACGACTTCGCGGCCTTGCCCGCCTCGTGGATGGCTTCCTTCAACTCGGCGTCAAGTTCCTCGTTGAACGCTGTGAGAAGCTGCTGGTGAGCGGAGAAGAACGACATGCCGTCGCGTTGGCTCACGCCTGCGCCGACTACGTAGTTCCCGTATTCGGTATTAGCCACGGTCGGCACCCCTCTCCTGACATGTGAGGTCGCACCACCGCCCATGTGACTCGGACTTGATGACGGTGTAGGTGATTCCGCTGCGCCGCACCCTGCGCTCGTTGTCGTAGTCGATCGCACGAATCCTCATGACAAGCGTCTCGTCGAGCGCGTCGACCCCCGATGCCGTGACCCGTCGCATACCAGGCGAGAGGCTGCGCACGTACACGACGATAGGCTCCGTGGAGGTTTTCTGCGGCACGCCGATATCGTCGTACTCGTACGTTTCGCTGAGCAGCTCGCACGTTCCGTCGCTCGCGAGCTCTGAGAGCCAGAGCCAGCATGTGCGGCCACGGTTCTCGACGCGGGTGACCTCGTACGGTTTGCCACCCAGCTCCACGTCGTTGTTCGCGTTGATGAGCGGCGAGTACCTGACCTCGACCTTCGCGGTTATCTCGCATCCGGTGCTGTCGGCCAGCTCCACGTCGCGCGATGAGATACGCATGCGGCGGAACGCCATCGAGCACACGGGTTCGAGCAGGGAGACGTCCGCGAAGTCCGCCCCCCGCTCCTCCCGCTCTGTTGAGTCAATGCACAGCCGCACGACGCCATCCGTGGGGGCGAATACCTCAGCCTTCCGCTTAAGCATCGGCGGTCCCCAGGTTTTTCAAGCGCGTGGACAGGATTGCGTCAGCGTAGTTGTGCTCGAAGTCATCGAAAGCATCCGAATACTCGTAGAAGCACCCGTTTTCGAACAACCACCAGTCCTCGTCGGTCACTTTGAATTCGTGGTTCGAGGAATGGCCGAGCAAAGACGCGATTCGCGGGGAAGCGGCTATTACCGCGTCCTCGACCCTTGCGTCCATGCTCGGTTCTGGCTCAAAGTATCCGCATTTTCGTCGCATCGCGGCCATGACGTCAGAACTAACGGCCACGATGCTCCCCTATCGCCGCGATGAGGTCGGCCTTGCGGGCACGCTTCGGAACGTCGACGCCCTCGTCCGCGCAAATCGCCCTGAGCTCGCCCACGGTGAGACCGTCGAGTGATTCGGTCGTAGGCGGCGCCTTGCCGACGGCGTTGCGCTCGTCGGCAAGGACGCGATTGACGATGATGGACATGGACTAGTCCTCGAACGTGAGCCCAGTGAGGTCGAAGAACTGCGAGTGCGTGTTGTTCGCGTCGCGCGTGATGATCGTGAACTGCTGAAGGTCCTTGTCGGTGACCTTGAACACGCCGTCGCGGTCGGTGTCGTCGATGCCCTCCACGAGCCCAGAGCTCTCGGAAGGCGTCATGCCGATGAGAACGGAAGTCGCGTCGGCGTCGATTACCCACTTGAGCGCGATGTAGTAGCCCTCGCCCCAGGTGTCGACGATCTGGCCGCTCGTGAGCTTCTTGAGCGTACCCGTGATCTTGGAGCCTGCGACCTTGACATCTGTCTGGATATCGGAAAGCGGAGTACCGTAGTAGTTCGCGCCAGTCGCAGCGCTAACAACGGCGTCAGTGATGCCGTCCACGACGGCAGAGGCGACGGTGCCCTTGACCTTGACGTTGACGTAGCCGGGCTCAAGACCAGAGATGTCGAGCAAGAGTGCGGAGTTGTTGTCGTGCGCCATGCCGAATGCGTAGGAGACGTTCTTGCACACTCGCAGGTCCTCCAGGAACTTGTACTCGTCGGAGTACTCGATTCCACGATTGCCAGCCACGAAGAGGTCATACTCGGCAGGCAGGAACAGGATGGCCTCGCCCGCGGGGATGACCTCGGCGGTCACGACGTTCGTCGGGATCGGGAAGAGGTTGCGCTTGTACTCGCCATCAACGGTCTTGACCGTGGTGGAGGGCATGACCTTGGTGAGGTAGTCGGTGAGATTGCAAACCAGCGTGAGGTTGTCGACCGACTGCTTGACGTGGCCCTTCTCGTCCTTCGAGAGCTTTGCCACGAGACGTCCGTACTCCTCGGGCTCGAACCCGGTAACGATGACCTTTCCCTTACGGGGATAGCCGTCAATCGAACTAATCGAGACGCCCTCGCGGATGTCACGATCGAGACCCACGGGTTCGCCACCGACGCCCTTGCCACCGCAAATGCCGGCCTCCATGCCGCATGCCATGGCTTCGGACATGACGGTACGCATGTAGCCGTCGAGGAAGGTGGGGCCGAGCGCGAGCGTGTCACGATGGATGACCATGAAGCAGGTGAGCTTGCCCTGCTTGACGGATACGACTTCCCATGCACTCTTGAGCTCGCCCTTGATGTCGGTCTCGATCTCACCCCACACGGCGAGCTGACGCGTGTGCTTGTTGCGAAGCCACGTGGTGATGTACTGCGTGGACTTCGGGCGGATGAGCGCGAGCAGCGGGTGGTTCTCGGTGAGGTTCTTGAAGATATCGTCGATGACGGTCTCGGGAAGCGTCTTCTCGGGGAAGGAGTTGTCGTCGGCCTTGGTGATGTTGGCGAACTCCTGACGTGGGTCGGCGGCAGAGAGCGCGTCGATGAGCATCTGATAGTACTCGGTCTCCTCGCTCGTCAGCTGGCGGAATCCGCGCTGTGCGAGAATCGTCGCGTCGTTGGATGCAACCGCGTCGCGGTACTCTTGGGCGACGGATTCAGAGATTGCCATCTCCATCTCGATGAATGCCTCTTCGACGGCTGCGGTGTCATCGCCGGCGAAGGCGACGGCGAGGTTGGATGCCGCCTTGCGAGCGGGCCCGTTGAGGTTGATAGCCATGGTGGCCTCCTATTCGTTCGTGCTTGTTGCCAAATTCTTGAAGTGTTGGGAGATTCGGGCGAAGACGGCCTGTTTTTTCTTCTTGTCCTCGTCCTCGTCGGTGTCATCGTCTTTGTCGGGCGAATCGTCGGTGTCGGCGTCCTTGTCGGCATCGTCGGTGTCGGGCTTCTCGTCATCGTCATCGTCCTCGTCATCCTTTTGGACGATTTGGGCGAGGATGCGAGACACGACCTCGTCGACCTGCTCCTGCGTGAAGTTGACCTGAGCGATCACTTTTGTTCGTGGCCCTTGGGTCAGCTGCCGCATCACGAGCGCACGGGCGCTCTGCGTCGGCTCGTCATCACCTGCGGGCTTGTCGACCTCGGTTGCGAGTCCCCATTCGAGTGCCTGGTCTGGAGTAATCCACGTCTCGGCGTCCATGATTTCGGTGAGCTTCTCGCGCGTGAGGTCGCCCTTGGCGTGATTGAGGTATGCCGTCTTCGACAGCTCCGTAATCACGTCGAGGTCGTCCGCGGCCTTGCGATGCGCGTTGGCGTCGCCGTGTGCGGGCATTGCCGCGTTGTGAAGCATGAGCAGCGAAGAGTCGCGCATGATTCGCTCGTCTCCCGCCATGAAGATGACGCTGGCGATGGAGCACGCGAACCCCTCGCAGACGGTCGTGACCTTCGCGTGATGGGAGCGAAGCGCGTTGTAGATTGCGACGCCCTCGGCCACCTCGCCGCCGTAGCTGTTGATGTGCACGCCAATCTCGGTCACGTCATCGGGGAGGTCCTTGAGCGCCTCTGCAACGTCGTTGTACGAGACGTCAGTCTCCTGCTTCGTCGACATGCCGAAGAAGGCGAATCCCTTCGTGATGTCGCCGCTGATGTGGAGGTCAGCCCTGTGCTCCTTGGTCTCCACCATCAGCTGCATCGGTACCTGCTGAATCTGCTGAATCGTCACTGTTTTCACCTCCGTCCGCGCGCTCGTGGTTCTTCGTCATCTGGTATTCGTCCATCTCGGGCTTGCCCTCTACGCGGTCCTGCCCGGTGAACTCTCGGATTTCGTTCGGGGTGTCGATCATCGCGCCCACGAGCTTCTCGGCCTTGTCGGCCACGGCAAACAGGTCGACGTGGCGGATGTGGGTCGTATCCACGCGCGCGTCGCTGCCGTGACGCCACTGCATCGCGGTCATGGACTTCGCCGCGATCTCGTCCTCGATTGACTGCGCTATCGGGTCGATGAAGAAGCTCAGGAACGCCTCGAACACGGTCTCGAAGTTGTTTACGTTGCCTTCGAGGAACGAGACGGGGATTCGCAGGCAGTTCGCGACGGTCTTGAACGCCTCGGCGCGAATCTGCACCACGTCGAGCGTGGACTCGCCACCGTTGTAGTCGGACGGCGCACGCGTCATGCTCATGCCCTGATAGAGCGGAATCGCCACGTCGCTACCCTTCACGAACGCGCTGACGCTGTTCTTGAGGTAGTCGTTGATGGCGTCCTGCTCGATTTGCGTGCCCGTGATCTTGGCGTCCACGTCGAGCAGCCAGCGTCGTGCGTTCTTGTCGCCGAACGCTTCTGCGGCCGATTTCGCCATTTCCTCGTATGCCGTACTCATCGAACGCATGAGCGAGCGCCATTGCTCGGTCTCGGGCATCCTGAAGATGAATACCTCATCAGCGCTCACGGGCCCGCGAATCGCGTCGTTCACGCCATTGATGGCGATGTTCTCGTAGGTGTCCGCACGCCACCAGTCGCGCGCCCTGCGTTCCTTGGCCTCGCGCCTCACCCACGAGTCCGCGATCCAGAGCGACTGGTGCGCAGGAACGACGAGCACCTGTCCCCTGCGGTCGAAGAACATGCGGTCCACGAGCTGAGCCATGAACTGCGAGCGGGACTGGTTGGGATTCGGTCGCACGTTCCAGAGCCACTCTTCCCAGTCGCGCTCGACTCGTCCCGAGCCGCGGATGCGAATCGGACTCTTGAGCATGCCTGCGATGGCGTAGCCTGCAGCTGCGTGCATCGCGACGGTCATCCACTGGTAGCGCATGGTCGTGGAGGACGCACGCTCGATGGCCTCGGGCAGCGTGATCCGCTCTGGGGAGTCGGAGTCGGCCCCCAGGATGACGTTGCCGAGGAAGTCGATGACCGTGGTTCCGATTTTCGCCATCGGGCACCTCCTAGAAGAACACGGGCTCCGCGAACACGAGCTTGACCGACTCGGGCAGGTACTCGCGCGCGGAGAATGCCGCCACGAACGCCATGAACACGTCGGTCTTTCTCGAATGCGGCGCAATCTTGCCGTACTTGAAGTTGTTGTTGGGCGCGGGCTCCACCTTCACGTTGTTCGCGCACCAGCGCATGAGCGGGGAGTCTCCCCACGCGATGCCGTGGTTCGCGAGCAGCGAGTCGATGACGGGATACACACGCATGTGGTCGCTCGGGCGCACGATGTAAACCTGCTTCTTGGATTCCTTCGTGTCCTTGACCGTGGAGTCGAGTCCTAGGACCTCCAAGAGCTTCGGTTTCACGAGCCCTAGGCGATACTCATCCAGCGCGCCGATGACGATGGTCGCGCCCAGCTCGCTCGCTGTGTCTCGCGCCCACACGCACGGGAGCTCGGGCGATATATCGACGTCGTTGACGATGGTGAGCCAACCCTCGCGCGCCCATTCCTCGAGCGGGGCCTTGACCTCGCCCGCGTCTGCGGAGTTCGTGCACCACCAGCCGTGATGCAGCGCTACCCATTCGTCGTCGACGTGGAAGAGAAGGCACGCGCCCACCATGTCGGTCGTGCGGGCGTAGTCGAGACCGAACACGCACGGGAGCCCTCGGAGCTTCTCCATGTCGATGGGACGGGATGCCGCAATCAGGTTCTCGCGCGTGGTGAGTGCGATGTCCTGGCGCGCGGTCGGGCAGTTGAAGCGCTTGGTCGGTACCTCGGTGTGCTTCTGCGGATGCTCGACCCACGCGCGGTAGTCCTTGCGGTAGCGCTGCATGAGGTTCGGTCGCTCCAGAATCGCAGGATTCGCTTTCGGCCACATTGCCTCGTCGTGAATCTCTGACGCGTCGTCGAGCTTAAACATCATGGGCAGCATGCCGTCGTCGGGCAGCTCTCCGCGGAGGATGCGTTCGGCCTTCTCCTTCTCCTCGTCGAGCGGGCCCTCGCGAACGTCGCCGTCCGTGGTGATCTTGAAGATTCGCGCGTCGTCCTTCTTGCCGAGTCCGCCGATGAGCACGGCGATGAGCTCGCTGTTCTCGTAGGCGTGTATCTCGTCGAGGATGAGCGCACCCGGGCGCCCTCCGTCCTTCGATGCCGCGTTCGCCGTGAGGAACTTGAAGATGGATGAGGTCGACTTGTTCTTGATCTCCTTCTTGTTCCAGTCGAAGCCGTTCTCGAACTTCGAGGGCGAGCGCTCGAACATGTTGCGCAGCTCCTCGAAGCTCGTCTTCGCCTGGTCTTCGGTGGTCGCGGCCACGTGCACGTCGTATTCCAGGATGCCGTTCGCCTTCGACATAAGGCAGAACGCGATGAACGTGATGAATCCGTTCTTGCCGAATCCGCGACCAACGTAGAGGAACAACACGTCGAATCGCGGCACGCCAGGCTCGGCGTACGTGCAGAGCATGAGCGCCAGCATGAACTTCTCTTCGGCGTTCAGGTCGAACGGGAAGAACCTCTGGTAGCTGAGGTATCGGTCGAGTCGTTTGCGGTCGAGCCGCAGGCGCTCGCTAGCGAACACGCGCCGCACGAACACGCAAAGCAGGTGCTGTTCCTCGCATGCGACGATCTTGCCATCCTCCACCATGTGCAGCCATTCGGCGACCTCGGGGATGGTCTCGGGGTCGATTACGGCGAACCTGCGTTGAGCTCCCACATCAGAAGTCCGTTTCCCTCTCCTGCTTCACTTTCGGCGGCACAGCAATGCGTATCCTGCTCGTGACATTGAGCCCGAGAGACGATGCCAGCTCGTAACACTGCTTGTGGTGCTTCTCGACTATCGGCGTAAGCAGCTTGACCCCATCGAGGTCGCTGATTTTGAGCAGTTTCATGAGCTGCTTCGACGCGAGTGCATACGCTTCGGACGCGAGGACGTATCTCGCCAGCTCGTCAGTGTCGAGCGCGTCCCACACGCCCAACTGGTCGAGCTGGGTAGCCTTGCTCATGAATTCGCTCTTCTGCGCCTTGGTCGTAAGCCACCTCGGTGGTGCGATGGTCGTGTCAACTGGCGTCAGCTCTGCTTCACGGCGTCTTTCGATTTCAGATTTTGTCAGATGCGTCTTTCCCCTCGCTTCAATAACATCAACGGGTAGTCTCGGATTCATAAGACGTACCTCCTTGCTGTTATTTTCAAAAATCATCCGAAAAAGGAGAAAAAAGCAGAAAAAGTGG